GCCACCTGGCGCCTCCATGACCTCTCTCCCACTGTCTGTTTTTCGAGCGTAGCTATTGGGGTTTTATGGGGCTCTCAAACAATCGTTTTATAGGGCGTTTTAAAGGGTCCAGTATCGGGCGTTTTATGGGCGTTCGCAGTTGGAATACCACCCAAGGCACGAGGAGTTGGGCCAAAGTTGGCGCTGGTTTCTTCGAGTAACCGGTTCCCTTACGAAAGTGCCGCGCCGGGTTTGTTGAGTAATACGTTACTCGGCTAAACTGACAAAAAAAAAGACCACCCAATTTGGGGGGCCTTAATTAATTATAATCTATCCCAAATTGGTTGGCATACGTTTGGTTTTAAATTTTCGCATAATACCAAAATATTTGCGAATTCCACGCAATCCTCTTGGTCAAAGTTATTTGCTAAATATTTTTGGATCGCAGCGATATCGTTGTCGTCGTCGATATTAAAATTTGCGATTAAATATTTTAAAATTTCCATAATTATCACTTCCTTTCTATATATATATTATACTGCTAATCCGATAAAATGGCACGCTTTATTTTAAAAATAAATTAAAAAAGCTAGCTTGCGCTAGCTTATTATTATTTAGCTTGTTCTGTTTCGATAGCTGCTTCTGCTTTGAGTTCTTTAATTATTTTGTAAATATAATTATAATTCGTCTTAAGCTCAATCGCTATTTCTTTAGTGCTTTTGTTAGCTACGAATAATTGTTTAACAAGATCTTTTTTCGATTCGCTTTTTGTGCTTTCGATTTGCTTGCTATCTGTTATGCAATAATTGCTAATTACGTTATATGCGAAATTATATCGAATATTTAAAAACTGCGCTATAATTTTAATTTCAAATCCAAGATCGAATAAATTTTTAATTTTTGCGCTTTTCGATAAGTTTTCGTTTGCAATAATTGCTATCGCTTTTTCGTCGCTGTTTTTGTTTAATTTTACGTTTAATATTTTCATTAAAAATCGCCTGCTTATAATTTATTTAGAAAGTATTTATCGACTTTCTATATATATATTATAACGCTAATCGCTATTAATAGCACGCAGTTTATTGAAAATAAATAAATTTATTTTACACTTTAAAAGGTTCCCGTACGAAACTGGTGTTTCGCTGAATACCAAGTAAGGCACGCGGAGAGCGGGGCCAAAGTGTTGCGGGGCTTCGCACGTTAGCCGGCTAACCGATTCCCGTACGAAACTATGCGATCTTTAAAAAGCCCGACCCTTTTCAACGTAAACCTAGTGTCTTACTTGGGATTAACTCAGATTGAAGATTGACTAATATTATATATTAGTCAATCATAATTCTTATCTACTAATATTTATGTTGTAAGAAATTCTCTTTACAAAACGTCGTAAGTCCTAAATCGTAGATCTTTTTTAATATTCGTTCTAATAAACTATTTTGGATTAACAAATAATTTCTATTATCTAAGTCTTTTTCGTCTTCGTCTAAACAATACTGATTCGTCGATAATCTTCTTTGAATAATACAAATCATTGTTGATAAAGACTCACTATCAAATAATACTAAGTTTCGTTTATTTCGATATTTATAAAGTTGAGTACCTAACACTGATTCTATATTAAGAATCTCTGTTTTGAAAAACTTGATATCTTCTAAGAATTTCTTTTTGTTACGATTATGTATTCGTAACTCTTCTTTATAATTTAATACTTCTAATTCGTGAAGATCCGTTAGTATTTCTGATTCAGTCGTAGTTAATAATAATTCTTTGAACATAATAAATCTCTTCTTTCAATATTTATTTAGAAAGTGAATACTTTCTATATATTAATTATATATCAAAAATTGTGGTTTATCAACATATATTTTTGTGTTTTAAAAATTTCTTTTTGGAACAACCCGACACTTTCTAACGTAGGCCTAGAGGTTTACTGGGTATTCCCAAATTGAGAAAGGATTAACTAATATATTATATTAGTTAATCCTAATTGTTATTTAACTTCTGTTATTGTTTCACTTTCATTCTTAATTTCCTTTACCAATTTGTAAATATAATTATAATTTGTTTTTAAGTCGATCGCAATTTCCTTTATTGACTTTCCCTGAGTAACCTGTTCCCTTACTAAGTCTTTTTTATTTATTTTTTGTGTATTATCGATTTTTATTCCATCCGTAATCACTTGGTTTGATATCACATTATAAACGAAATTGTAACGAACATTCATTATTACCGAAACCTCTTTGATTGTTAATCCTAATTGGAATAAATTTTTAATTTTTTGTGATTTGGAATTTTCTTGGTTTAAAACCACCTGAACTTCTTGGTCTGTGTTTTTGTTTGTTTTTACATTTAATAATTTCATGATTAAAACTTCCTTTTTATTTATAATTTAGAAAGGTAATTCCTTTCTATATATATATTATATAACACATCCAATATAAAGTCAACATATATTTTGAAAGATTTTAAAAGTAGGTCGCACGTTAACGTACGAAACTATTGAGAACAATTCTCAGTTAGTAATAGGAATCATTCCCATTTAGAAACGATAACTATTACCAATTAATAATTAGTATTACCTAATACCACGCAAACTACGTGGTGAATAGTTTGTCATCAACTATTAGTTGACATAACATCGTGGTTTACTTGGTATTCGGTCGGATTATTTACTAAACCTCGTGTTGTACGAGGTATTCTGCCCGTTTAATCAACTAAACCTAGAGGTTTACGGGGATTCGTCCGGGTTGTTTCAGAAAAGAGTATAGATTAAAGATTAGATCAACTCGTGGAAAAGCCTCTTTGTTCTAAGTGTAACATTGTTGACACTCAGAATAAAGAAATAGAAATAGAAATAGAAATGTCCAAAAGCCTCTTTGTTCTAAGTGTAACATTGTTGACACCTCGTTTGTCATTTTGGAGAAAAGAGATTTTGTGAATGTCAACTTTGATACAAGGTGTTATCCACGAGTGTCAACCTTGACATAGAAAAGTTCATCCTCGAATCATCACCTCGACAATGGACACTTACCTCGTAGACACGAGTTGACAATGGACACTCTCCCTCGTTGTACAGAGTGGAGGGTTGACACCACCTCGTTGTCCTCGGTTCATCTTGTGTCACGAGGGTACGTACCCTTAATCTCACCCTCGTAACCTTGTACACTATCCTTCTCTCCCTATGTCCATTAGATTACTCACCTCTACTCATAGGAGATTGTGGACACCACTAGTGGACGTCACCCTCTACTCATAGGTCGAGTGGACATTCTCCACTAGATTAATCCGGAATATTATTAACTACTATATAGACACTCCCTCGTTGACGTAGTGTATACCTATACTATACTTATACTATACCTATACCTATACTACATAGACATCTATGTATGTACATACGAGTATGTAACAATGTTAATGTGTCAACATAGTAGTGTTGTACATACCAGTACACATCTATGTTGTACATAGTAGTACAACTCGTACTAAGACCTCGTAACTAGGTAGGAGTTGACACGTGTCAATGTACACCTCCTAGTACACACGGTTAACGTACGATTTAAAAAATGTTTCCTCTAGTAAACAGGGTCCCTAGGGGCCTAGCGAGTTCTCACATGACCTCTTTGGAGACACATGTGTACCTTGTAGATTAGCTCATGTTAAATGTAGAACAAAAAAAAACACGCACGAGGATATTTCTATAGTTATGGAGAGAGGCCATATGCACATACAATCGCTCTCCTCGGGAACATCTGCGCAAGGCGCGAGAAATCCGGAAGTCACACAACTGGTACGAAACGGCGATTTAATAGTCTCTCCAATTTGACAATGCCTCGCGGAACGCCTTAGCTGCACTTCAATGGACCAACAGCTGAGAAAGAAACTTTCTTGAAGGCTCTAAAATTAATGAAGATTTTTTGTGGAGACGCCGTGCATTTGATTGAAATTTTGCATATTATATTAGTATAAGAGAAAACCCAATATAAAGCCCGATTATTAAATAAGCTGTATCTTACTTAGGAGGTGAATGTATATGGCAGGCTTATCTATACGTGATAATGAATTATTAGAATGGGATTCATCCAAAACATCCATGCAAGTTAAACTTGGGGAGCTTGTGCAATACTTTCAGATGGGTATCCCTAAGAATGATAACTTTCCAAGAGCTTATGTAGATCCAACACAAATAATGCCACATCTGTTAGAAGTTAATTCTCCAGATGATTTAGCCGATGATGTTATTGAAATGGCTAAAATAGCAATTGACTTTGAAGATGGTTTACCTACTGTTGATGGTATTCCGTTTTGGGAACGCCTTGAAGGGGAACCAATACCTTATTATAAAATGTATAAGGAATACCGTGAAATGAAATATCTTACCACGGGAACTGAGACTTTTTCACGTTCTATTGCGAAATTGGCAGAAACAAGTGGTATGTCAGGTAAACAATTAAATGCATTAGCACGTGTATATCATTGGCAAATCCGCGTAAAAGCTTATGATAGGTATAAAGAAATAGAAAAACAGCTTTGCAAACAAAATGCTGTTGAACATTTAGAGAGTAAACACGCCAAGATATCCAATGACTTGTTGGACCAGGCGGTTCTTTATCTTACAACACATCCAGAACAGTTAAACCCTAAAGTTGCTATTGACTTAGCAAAACTAGCTATGGATGCTGGACGATTATCCTTAGGATTAAATCCAGATAAACCAGGTTCTTCTGAAGGTTCCGCTAGTAATGGTGGCGCTAGAATCAATATTGTTAACCAAAACACCTCTGTAGGGGATAATAGCTCTATGGAACAAGTGAATATGGTTGATGGCTTAAGTGATGTAGAACGTAAAACTAAAGAAAACTCACAAGATGTTACACATTTACAGAGTATTCTACATGTTTTGAATGCAAGTGGTGCTTTTGCTACGGCAGCAGGACAAACAGACAAAGATTGTCCAACAGAAAATGAAAATTATACCGATGCTGATGTAATTGAAGAGACCAATGATTAGCAAGCTAGAGTTTGTTCTATTCCAAGTGAGTGATGGTTGGATTGTTTACAATACCAACAAGCCTTTCAAAGAAGGACATACACATTTGCGAAATAAGAACAGCGCTCTTGCGGCAATCGATTTTGTGCATAAAGAGAGAATTCCCAAGAAAACTAGTATCTATTACTTGATATCATTGATTCGTATTAGTAATAACATAGAATATGTAGCCAAAGTGAGTAACCTGATAGAAGTACGTAAGGGTAAGGGAAAGAAGGAAGCTTGTTGTAAATCTAATTCAATAAATAGGAGGTAATATCATGAAAATGAGTGCAGAAGCTCTTGCAGCATTGTCAGGTTTAGATCTAGCAAATTTAGATTTGAAAAAACTCGAGTCTTTACCTAGATCTGTTATGCAAGAGTTACAAAATCTGCTAACACCTCGAATGACTAAATATATTCCACATGTACCTACACCTAAACAGTCAGCTTATATGCTACTAGATGGCAAAGAAGCTTTCTATGGTGGTGCAGCAGGCGGTGGAAAGTCAGATTGTTTATTAATGTGTGGTTTACAATATGTGGGTATCAAAGGTTATGCCGGTATAATCTTCAGAAAGAGCTATGCCGATCTTGTTAAACCGGGTGCCCTTATTGATAGATCTAAAGAATGGCTATTTAGATTTCCCGATGTTCGCTGGGTAGACAAAGAAAAGAAATTCGAATTCTTACAAAGGTATGGACCTCATATGGAAGTCGTATCTATTTTGCAATTTGGGTATTTAGAAAATGATAGTGACAGATTAAATTATCAAGGTGGAGAATATCAATTCATCGGCTTTGATGAGTTAACACATATGTCCCTAATCTGCTATCAATATATGTTCTCTCGTTTAAGAAAGCTAGAAGGCATGCAGGTGCCTCTACGTGTTAGGGGGGCAAGTAATCCCCCAGATGATGATGGCGGCCAGTGGGTATATGATAGATTTGTAAACCCAGAAAAGAAAAGACCGAATGCCACATTCATCTCAGCGGGCTTGGATGATAACCCCTTCTTGGACAGAGAAACATATATTGAATCTTTGAATGAATTGGATCCAGTAACTAGAGCACGTCTTAGAGATGGTGTTTGGACTATGGTTCGAAAGGGCAATATGTTCAAGCGTGAGTGGTTTGAAGTTGTAGATGCACCACCTAGATATAGACGTAGAGTACGTTTTTGGGATATGGCTTCAACTGAAGATCCTAAAAAGAAAAAGAAACATCACGATCCCGATTATACCGTTGGTATGTTGATTAGTGAAGCTAAAGGTATCTTCTATATTGAAGATATCATTCGAATTCGTAAAAGACCTAATGATACAAATATACTTCAAAAAAGTACAGCACAATCAGATGGTTATAATACAACTATATTTGAAGAACAAGAACCAGGAAGTTCTGGTGACACAACTATTGATATGAAAGCTAGAGATACATTTAAAGGTTATAATTATAGAGGTGTACGTTCTACAGGTTCTAAAATACTTAGAGCTGGGGGTGCCTCGGCAGCTGCTGAACGTGGACATATTAAAATTGTGAGGGGTTGTAGAAATCTAGATGCTTTCTTTAATGAAGCAGAAACTTTTCCAGGTGGCTTTCATGATGATACTGTCGATGGTTTAAGTGGTGGATTTCAAGCTTTAGCTAATATTCCAAATATATATATGCCAATTGCCGTAGGAACAAACAATGGTTCATATTGGAATACTTTTGGTGAAGAGATGGATATGGGTTCCGCAGGTTACTTTGGGGCAATATAATAAAAGGAGGTGAACAAATATTGAAAACACATACGACAATAGTTGACCCAGGACACGAACTGGCATATAAAGTTACAGGTACACAATCAGATGCCGATATTCCTGAATTACGCGATGGTAGTATCAAAAATTTCGACGCGTACCAGTTGGCTGAGTACGGTTCTACCGGATTAAGTCGTTGGGGGTACAATGTTGATGAAGAATTTCTTCCTCAATTAAGATGGCCTTATGCAGCTAAAATATATAAGGAGATGTCTGATAACGATCCAACTATAGGTGCCGTAATGTATATGGTAAAACAATTAATTAGAAAATCTAAATGGAAAGTTATTCCGGCTGACGACAGCGCAGAGGCTAAAGTACAGGCAGACTTTCTAACAAGCTGTATGGATGACATGTCTATTAGTTGGGCAGACACAATTTCTGAAATATTATCTGAATTTATATATGGTTGGAGTTTCCATGAAATTGTATATAAGATAAGAAGAGGCTCAGAACAAAAAGATCCAAGATATCGTTCCAAGTATAATGATGGTAAAGTTGGTTGGAGAAAAATGCCAATCAGATCACAGCATACATTATACGGCTGGGTATTTGACCCCCAGGATGGTGGCGTACTTGCTATGCAACAGATACCTCCCCCAGATTATCGATTAAGGGCAATTCCAATGTCTAAAGGTTTATTATTTAGAACAGAATTGGCACGAGATAATCCAGAAGGTCGATCGTTACTACGAAATGCTTACAGACCCTGGTATTTCAAGAAAAGGATCGAAGAAATAGAAGGTATTGGTATTGAACGAGATCTTGCAGGTTTGCCAGTATTACAACCTCCAGATGGTGTTGATATATGGGATCTTCAAAATGAAAATGCCGTTAGATTAAGAACACAAGCTGAATCGATTGTGCGTAACGTACGAAGAGATAAGTCAGAGGGTGTTGTTATTCCTTTCGGATGGGATTTCAAATTAATGACTACGGGTGGTTCAAGACAATTTGATACAAATGCCATCATAAATCGTTATGATCAACGTATGGCAATAACAATGCTTGCGGATATTGTAATGATGGGTGGGGATAAGTCGGGCTCTTTTGCTTTAGGTGAAGTTAAGAAAAGCTTATTAGCCTCTAGCTTAGAAGCACAGACAGGTAGTATTGCGGCCGTCTTCAATAAATATGCGGTGCCAACGTTGTTTAGATTCAATAACTTTCCAGGTATTAAAGAACTTCCGACAATTGCTTGTACTGAAATAGAAATGCCTAGCTTGAAAGAGTTAGGAGATTATTTCAGAGCTACCGGTATGAAGTTAGATGATGACTACGAATTAATGAATTTCTTACGTGAAGTTGCTTCAATGCCAGAACTAAGTGCGGCGAAGTTTAAAGAACTACAAGCTAAGAGAGAACAGATGCGTAATCAAACCGCTAATGCTTCTACGGGTAGGGCAAATGCAGCTGAAGGACAACAAGCCTCTGGACAAACCGGTAATCCTAATGCAGATGCTAAGAAACCGAAAGAAGACGGTGGAGCACCAAAGGGTATTGGGCAGGAACAAAACCAAGAGGATTAAGGAGGTGAGATAATGCCAAAAAGTTTGGAAATTACCAAATATTATGACGACGAACAATTAGTATTCGGTTGGGCTTCAGTTGCAAAAGATGCAAAGGGTGTAAGACCTTTAGATTGGCAGAACGATTATATCGATGCTGAGGATCTAGAAACAGCTGTATACAAGTTCAACCTAGACTACCGGGAAACAAATGAGATGCATGCAGGTCCTGTTAAAGGGCAACTTGTTGAATCCATTATGTTTACGAAACAAAAGATGGCAGCTATGGGCATTCCTGAGGGTACTGTACCGGAAGGATGGTGGGTCGGCTTTAAAATTGCCGATAAGGAGACCTATTTAAAAGTTAAAACAGGTCTTTACAAAATGTTTTCCATCGAAGGTTCTGGGCAACGAGTTCAAGTCTCTGAAGAGGAGGTGAAAAACTATGCCAACTAAATTAAAGAACCTGGTCATTACCAAAGTAGCCCTTGTGGACGAAGGTTCATGTAGTGCTGCAAATATTAAATTATATAAAAGACGAGAGGGAGGTAATCAAGTTATGGACCAAGAAGAATTACTAAAATTAATTCCAGAAGATCAAAGAGAAGCTGCTAAGACTTGTATTGAAAAAGCTAAGTCAGATGCTGCCGCTGCTGCTAAAACAAAAGCAGAAGCTGCTACCGAAGATGCTCTTGATGGAGGTATGGACGACGCAATGGAAAACCCAGATGGTACACCTAAAAACGATACCAAAAAGAAAACTGTTGCTAAAGTTGCAGCTAAAATCAGTGCACTGAATGGTGAGATCGCTAAATTAAAAGGTGAAACAGCTGGTAAATCAGATGAAGAACTTTTAAAAAGCGTTGATCCAGCAATCAGAGCTTTGATTGAAAAGTCAAGGAATCAAGCAGTTGCTGCTGAAACAGCTATCAAGAAAATGAAAGAGGATCTAGATGATAGAGAGGCTTTATCAAAAGCTAAAGAACTCCCTAATATCGGAGCTTCTGAAGATGAACTTGCAAAATCTTTCAAAGCTTTGAAAAATGCTGACGTTAAGTTATTTGATAACGTTTTTGGTATTATGAAAGCTGCTGATGCTTTAATTGCTGCCGGAGATCCTTTAGGCGAAGTAGGCACTGGAACTCAAGATGACGTTCAATTGGCTAAAGCCGCTGATGCAGCTTGGTCGGAAATTGAAAAGAAAGCTGGGTTAATTCAGAAAGATGGTAAATGCTCTAAGGAGCAAGCTATTGCAAAAGCAATCAAAGAAAATGACGGACTGTACAAGAGATATCTTGACAGTTTGAAATAATTAAGGGAGGTATAGTATTATGGCTAAAAAAGCTTTTGAACAACCATTCAAAAATATAACTGGTATTCCAGCTGTTGATCTAACAGAAAAAAGATACTGTGGTGTTAAGTTTAATGCTAATGGTGATATCGTCTTAGCGGTAGCTGGAGATTCTATTTGTGGTGTTCTTCAAGAACCAAACGATGTTGGACAACCTGCACGTATTATGAATGCTGGTATATCCTTTGCTATTTTCGGTGACGTTGTAGCAAGTGGTGCTGATCTTTCAATGAAAGCAGACGGTACCTTTATTCCTGCAATAAAAGCCACAGTCACAGATAAAGCAACTGTAGATCATTTAATGTCCGTGTCTACTGTAGTTGCTACAGCAGTAGTTGGTGGCGCTTCAGGCGACATCGGATGTGTATTATTAAAGTAAAAATAAAACAGAGAGGAAAGGTGATTTAAATGCCAACTAGACAACAAATTCATATTGATCGTGCGTTAACCAATATATCTGTTGCTTTTATGCAGGGTGAAGAAGTCTTCATCGCAGCTAGTGTATTTCCACTAGTACCCGTACAAAAACAATCTGATACTTATTTCATCTACAAGAAAGAAGATTTCTTTAGAGATGAAGCAACTGAAAGAGCAAACGGTACTGAGTCTGCCGGTGGAGATTACGAGATAGAACAAGCTCCTCCTTACTTCTGCAAAATCTATGCATTTCACAAAGACGTTACAGAACAGGAAAGAGTTAACTCAGACGATCCATTAAAACCAGATGAAGATTCTACTGAATTTGTATCACACAAATTACTTCTTAGAAGAGAAGTTAAATGGGCAGGAGATTATTTCCAACCATTAGTTTGGGGTACAGAGTTCCAGGGTGTTGCAGTTACTCCAACAGCAGGACAGACATTACAATGGAGTGTTTCAACATCTGATCCAATAAAGACAATTAGAAATGCAAAAACTACTATGATTGAGAATACAGGTTATGCACCAAACAAACTTGTACTTTCACCATATGCTTACAATGCTTTGTGCGATCACCCTCTAATACTTGACCGAATCAAGTATACACAGAAAGGTATCGTAACTAAAGAGCTTATGGCTGCTCTGTTTGAAGTGAATGAAATTCTTGTTCCATTTGCTATTCAAAACACTACCGCGAAAGGCAAAGACGGTGCAATGTCCTTTATCATGGGCAAACATGCGCTTCTATGCTATGCAGCACCAAATCCAGGCTTGAAACAGCCATCAGCTGGTTATCACTTCGTTTGGAAGGGATTACAAGGAGCTGGCGCATACGGTAACAGAGTAGTAAGAATCCCAATGCCTTGGTTAGGAATGGATACAGAGAGAATTGAAGGAGAAATGGCTTTTGACAACCGTGTTGTTGCTAAAGACCTTGGAGTATTCTTTAAAGATATCGTAGCTTAATGACTAGGTATAAAGTTGGACGTCCTTTCATTGCCTTTGGTATGTATCATGAAGTCGGTGAGATAATCACCGATGTATCCATCATAGATAACTTCGAAGTTAAACTGTGGGATTGCACGATAGAACCAATAGACGAGACAGGACGTACAAAACCCAAAGTTAAAAAGCCCGATGTTGTACCAGAAGTTACAGAAACTCCAGAAGCTCCTGAAACTCCTATAATTGTTCCTATAACCGAGCCTGTAATCGAACCTGTAAAGAAAGAAGTTAAGGTAGAGGATGCAACCAAAAAGGTTGTATCTA